ATGCTGACGGTTGACCCCAAAGACGTTCTTGTCGAAGTAGAAGACCTTTTGAGAACGCTTCCAGACCTAGCCTATGGATGGCAAGAAGAAGCTTCATTGGATTGGCTTGGTCGAGCGCGGGCGATACTAAGCTTGCCTCAACTCAACCTTGAAATAGAAGCGAAGTTGGCCATTCAAAAAGCGTCCTCTTCCATGTCTCATGATTCGTGGCAGGGAAAAACAGCTCTCCGGATCCTACTAAGTCAGGTCCGACACTCAATCCGAATGCAGACCGTCGGTCCTTTGTCTGTCGCCGTAGATAGAGGTATGATCTTTGATTATTTCGACGCGCTGAAGAAGATTCTTGAGGAAGCCCGATCCGACGTGCTGATCGTCGATCCATACCTCGATTCAGATTTCGTCTCGCGATATTTTCCGTTCATCAACTCATCTGCCAAAATCAGAATTTTAGCTAGTAAGCACATGAGCACTCTGATGCCGACCGTCACTCTTTATTGCCAGCAACACGCGCGGCTGGCAGAGGTTAAGAAGGCGGCCACTTTACATGATAGGTTTGTCTTCATCGATAGGAGACGCGGTTTCCAGTCCGGAGCTTCCTTTCATCAAGGTGGTGTCAAATCACCGACCACACTCACGGAGATCACTGACACGCTCAACGCTGTGATGACGATTTATGACAACTTATGGGACACATCTCCAATAGCATAAGCGCTCTGCGGCGTCGTAGCCCGCGGCCTCGCTATGCCAGAGGCGCTTTCCAACTCGCAATCATCGCATTTACTCTCGGCTGCACTCGTTGCCGCGCTTCTTTCCGGCGAACGCCGACAAGCATGAGCTGATCATAGTCGGTCAGCTCATGCCTTAACAGGTTTAGGATTACATAAGCGACGGCTTCAGCGATTGATGCGTCTCGCCAGTTCTTCGGCTCGATGCAAACAAGGCTCGCGAAATGGACAACCGCGAACTCCGGGCATCGCGGATATTCGGCGCGGATGAAGTATTCGACCTGATATTGGTGGAACTGTTGCTTATAGCGCTTTTGCTGTCGCTCGCGGCGTCGTTGCCGTTTGGATTTCAGAGCAGACTCATTCATGGGCGCTCCATGACGAAGAAGCCCGCCGAAGCGGGCCGGACGTTCATTGGCCGTCAGATAGCCGGACGCCATTAACTGTCACCTCACTCGTGAAGGTGATGTTGATCTGAGTGCCTGGGATGCTGATCAGCGATTTCGCGGCAGTGCCGGCAGCTAGGATCTGATCGACTACGTAATCCGGCACCTGCGCGAAAATACGTGGATCCACCTTGAAGGCGGAAGCCATCTGCTGCTGAAAGCCTTCAATAACACTCCGTGCAACGGCGCGATACTCTTCCCGCTGCTGCCGGCTTTGATCGACCAGCTTTTGCAGCGCCGGGGAAGACTGGTGGCGAGCGCGCAAGTGATTTGAAATCTCGCTCAACGGAACGGGACGCCGAGGCTCCATTGCAGCGGCAGCTTCGATCCGCTCTCCGTCATTATCAACCACGAGCGTTGCGCCTGTAGGCTTGGACATGGTGTTATCTTTCTGCCCGGTGGGCTCGTTAGGATATGATGTGCAGGTCACGCAGCAGCCAAGAGCGCCGGAGATGTATCCCGCTCGTTGAAGCTCGCCAAAACCGTTTCAGGCCAGATTCCCGCGATCTCACCCAAGGCGAATTTGAAAGCATCGGTGTCATGTGAAAGGCGCGCGTCTTCGCAAGCGGCGAGTAGAGCGTTGAGCAGCCGGTCATAAGTCGCGCTGTCCAAAATGTATTGTGGCATGTGGTCTTCAATCCCCTGTCTGAAACATCTACCTGCGAATCATCGCTGATTTGGACACGCCGCGCAATCCAAGAAATTACATATTATTGTTTAATTTCATATAGTTATAGTCAATCAACATTGACTTACCGTTGGCGACGGACTGCTTTCTGTTGCGCAAGGCTACCGTCATACTCGGCACGAGCGCCGGCACGGGTGGCGTTGCACTAGTCAGAGAATTGTCTGGGGATGGAAGCGAAGGGGAATAACTGTCCGAAGGTATCTATACCCTAATTCTCATCTAGGAATTGGGCATAGCTTCACCTAGCACATAAGAGAGACGTAAAAGACCGATCGGCAAGCGTCTCTCCAATGCTCTAGGTGAAAGCTAACCCGAACAGATTCTCATCTGAGGCCACACGACGCCACCATATGACGGGGCGCAATGGGAGGTCACACTAGACTTCGGCAACCTTTTTACAGGTAAGCGGGGGTCAGCCTGTCCGCTTTTATGCCTAGCTTCACGGCCCTTTCGGACCAACTGGCGTAGGTAGCACTGGACCAAGTCTAGCGATCACAATGAACCTCGCAGGTCGCAATTCCCAGCGGAGCCTGCTCCAACGGCGTTTTGACAATATGTTCTGAAATCATCGATGGCTATGCCGGTCTATTCAGGAAGCGGTATTGTCGAGCGCCGCTTTTAGTCGTCCATTTCTGGGCGACACACATAGAATAGTCGCCTCACAGCCGGCTTGCAGAAAAAAATCGAAAAAAAATCGAAACACCGAGGAAAAGCCGACTATTCTAGGATGTGTTGTCGATTGTTCAGGACGGCAACCGCAAAACCTCCGGCGAAGTCGAGCGCGCCGGAGGTTTTCTTTTTACCGGCCTTTGCCAGCGCTTAAAAGATTGCCCGGCCGCATCTGCCTCGAAAGCTCATCGACGATGAGCCCACGCATCGACGCTTCAATCTGGCCGGAAATCTGCTTCGCCAAATCTTGGTTCTGCTCGGGTGTTCCTCCGTTGGCGTTGACGGTGACAGGCGCGCTGATGTTAACGGTCTGCGACGACGCGACATTGTTATTGGCCGGCATAAGTTCGGATGAGCGAAGAGCCGGCACGCGACCGACTGCACCACCGTCATCATAACCACGGTAGCCGAGCCGCATGGCTTCGACAGTTGCAACCCCGCCCGCGCGCCGGACATCCTTCTGCGACCAAACAACTTCACCGGCATGGACAACGCCGGCCGGCTTGTGCTTCGCCCCCGCGCCAGTATACCCACCCTCGCTAAAGCCGAAGAGCGAACCCAGCAGAGAGCCAAACAGGCCACCGAAGCCAGCACCGCCGCCCTTTCCGCTGTTCGATCCACCACCGAACAGATTGGCAAGCGGGCCTTCGCCCATCAACACCGCCTGTAGGCTGGCACGAAGCAGGGTTTTAAGCAGTTGCTGCAAGGCGTCTTCAGCAGTCATGGTGCCGTCTAGGATACCGGTCAGGGCATCTGTCATGGTCTGGCCGAAGAACCGCGCCGTCTCCTGCGTCTCTTCCTGTTTTTGCCGATAGTTCTCGACGCTGACTTCGGCGCCGGCCATCCCCTGCGCAAGCTGGGCGATTTTCTGCCGCTGCTGAGCTGTGAGGGTAATGCCGGCTCTCTGGGCTTCCGCAAGCATCTGCTGCTCGTAGCGGAACGCTGCGGCCTGTTGTGTAGACATTGAGAGCGCTTGCGACTCGGTTTGCTGGGCAGCAGTGTGCTCGCGCGCGCCGGCAATGATTTGCTGGTAAGCGTCGGCCTGATGGGTCGCCGATGCGGTCAGCTTGTCAATCTCGGCTGCGACCTGCTTGCTGCGGGCGTCGGCGTCCTCGATATGCCAGTTCTCATTAGAAAGCGGGAACGACAGGCCGAAGTTGCCGGCGTTCTGATGCACCCACTGCCGGGCGGAATCAGAACCATAGCCGAGGTCGGCAGCATTGCCCTTGTTGTGCTGGCTGTTGCCGGGCGGTGCCACCCACTTCCGAGCAGCTTCCGGCGAACCATATTTCTGTAGGGCTTCAAGCCAAAGCTGTTGCTGGCGTTCGATAGAACGATAACCGGAGTTGATAGTGACGCTGCCTTTCAAGTCATCGGGCATCGACGCCAGCATCTTCGCGAGCTTCTCGGCGAAGGCGTTTGCCATACCTTCGACGTGATCGCGGCCTTTGCCGGAAGCGAGGACGCTGGAAAGGTATCGAGAAGGATCGTCGGTCGCGCTTTTGATGTTAAGGGAAGACAGGGCCTTGCCGCGCATCTCGTTTGCCAGGGCGATTTCCCGCTGACCTTGCGCGCGGGCGATTGCCTGCTGATAGACCGCTTCAATCTTAGCCTTGGCGTCCAAATCCTTCAGGGATGCGGCCAATTCCGGAACTTCCTCCTTCAGGGCGCGGATTGCATCGGTGTAGGAATGGATATTAGCGACGGCTTTCCCGGCCGCGCTGCCCGTGCCGGCAAGAGCGGTATTTAGGTTATTGACGGGCGGGGTTGCGCCGTTCGCGTCTTTTCCCGTCTCGTAGATGAAGTTGTCTGAATATCCGTTGCGACGGTCGAGAATGTCGCGAAGGCGCATGGCTTCGCCGGTCAATTCCTCGACAAGCTGCTTCTGCCGTTCGATGTTGAGGTCAATTGTCGGGTCATCTGGGAAGACGCCCTTATCAAGCTCAAGGTCAGAAAGCTTTTCCTTCGCTTCATTGAGCTTTTCATAGGTCGAGGTCAGCGCCGACTGCACATTGCGGGTAGTTTGTTCTTCGACCTTATTGAAGCGATCGAGGAAATCGTCAGCGGCAAACGCGAGGCCGAGCACCGCTTGCTTCACATAGGTGTTGATCGTGCTGCCGACTGCGGACCACTTGCGGTTAAATTCGTCGGCGCGTTTGATAAGCTGGTCATCCATGACGCGGCCGAGGTCGTTGGCTTCCTTGATGGTCTTGCGGATACCTTCGGCACCCTGATCGATCAATTCGACAAACCGTTCGCCGCCCGTGCCACCGAACAGCTCATCGGCGATGCGGATTTGAGCGGCCTTATCCAACTGCTGAAGCTTACCAATGATTTCCACGAGCAAGGCCGAAGGGTCGGCGAGCTTACGCTTCAGCTCATCGGCACCATAGCCGAGCCGGGCGAAGGCTTCGGCCGCGCTGCCCTTGCCGGTGACAATGAATTCGTCGGCGCGAAGGGAAAGCTCCTTCATGCCATCAACAAGTGCATCCACCGAAATGCGGTTTTGATCAGCAACGAATGACAACTCTTGGAAGGCTTTCGTGCTGAGACCGGCACGCTTGGCCTCGTTGCCCACGTCCGCAACGCCCTTCGCCAGTTCGCTGACGCGGCCAAGAATTTCCTGAAGGCCGGAGGCGGCAAGCCCGCCCGCGATACCGCCAAGCAAGCCCTTGCCGAAGCTGCCGAGCGTCTTCATCGCGCCGCCCATCGCCTTCTCAATGCCGGAACCGGCCTTTTCGGCGTCCTGCTGCATCTGCCGGAAGCTCTTCCCGCCGTAGGTGCGCGCGCGGTCAACGTCGCGCTGATACTTGTCCGCGTTGGCGCGGAAGGTCACAAGCAAGAGGTCGTCATTCATTCTGGAAATCCTTATACGGCTTCGGCGTCGTCATCGCGAAGCCGGTCAAATTCGTCGGGGTCGAGGTCGAAAATCGAGCGGGTGTTGTCGTTCGCAACGGCGCGGGAAACAGCCATCGCTGCGGCGACCGCGCCGTCGATGCGGTCGGTCTTCTTGCCCTTGTGCATCCGCACAAGGCCGGTGTCGTTGCGGCTGGCGACAACGCTATCGAAATGATGGCGAAGGATCGGGTGTCCGTTATGCCTGATGCTGAAACCGTTCACGGTGCGCTCAAGGTGGCCGATCGCCGGTCCCATCGTCAGCGGTCCCTGCCGCATCTCGATAGCCGGCAAGCCGTCATTGTGAAGGCGCTGCATCGTCATGCGGGCAAGGTGTGGGTCGAAAGCGATTTCCCGCACGTCGAAGCGGGCGCAAATCTCGCGAATATGTGCCTCGACCGCTTCAGGCTGAATTACCGGCCCGTCCACGGCGATAATGAACTTGTCGTCGCGCCAATGCTCATACGGCACGGTGTCGCGAATGCCACGCTCCCGCAATCCATCGCCCGGAACAAAGAACCACGGATGGACGAAAATCCGGCCATCGCTGTGACGCCACGCGGCGACGACTGCGGTCAGGTCGCCGTTGACGCTCATATCCACGCCCAAAAAGGCCGGCAGGGTCTCAAGGTCGGCAAGATCGAAGTTCGGATCAATGCCGGCGTCATATGCTGCCATGCTAAAAAGAGGATCGCGGGAAGCGGCCTGCCAGATGTTGAGGTTATACTGAAGGAACGCATATCGCTCCTGCGGCCGGTCGCAGGCGTCGGCCACGAGATCGCGGAATTCCTCGACCGACACGAAACCGTCGGCAAGGCCGGGGTTGGCCTTATGCCATGTCGCGGGATCTTCCCAATCGTCGCCGGGTTCGGCCATGAACAGGATAGGCAGATACGACGGGTTTACCTTCTCGCCGCCCGCGATCTTGCAAGCGTTCAGGTATTCATCCCAGAGAAGATTTTCCTGTCCCGCGCCGGCCGTGGTGCAAATGACGGTCAGAGGCCGCTTCTTAACGCGGGAAGACTTCAAGGCTTCCCAAAGCTCGCGGCCCTTCCATACGTGCAATTCGTCGGCGAGGATGAAGGTCGGCGAAAGACCGTGTGCCTTGCCGCCATCCGAAGACATGACTTCAAGCGTGGCCTGCTTGACCGGACATTCGATAAGCTTCTTCGCGTTCTTGGCGTCATAGATACGAGTGCCGGCGATCAACCGCTTGTCCATGCGGATGATATTGCGAGCTTCCTCAAACGCAATCTTGCCCTGATCGCGATCCTTGGCCGCAAAGATCGTCTGTCCACCGGGAACAGCTTCCGGGCCGATGGTGTGCAGCAAGGCGAGCGCTGCGGCGAGACTGGTCTTACGATTGCCACGCGGAAGGAACAGCAAGACCGTCTTCACGATCATGGTGCCGTCAGGATTTCGCGGGCCATAGATGCGGCGAATAATACGCTCCTGCCAACGGGTCAGAGTGAAAAAACCACCCGGCGCGTTGCTTGCGGGATGCCTCAAGAGCCGAAGGAAGCGCACGGCGCGCTCGCCGTAACCGAACGGATCGTCAATAGGGCTGTTGTCGAATGCCCATGCCGGATAAGTGCTGCCCGCCATCATTGCACCATGAAGGGGTTGCTGGCGTCGTCATCATTGCCGGCAGCACTTCCGACCCGGGCACGCGATACCGGCGACAATCCATATTCTGCCGCAAGCTGCCGGGCCGTTTGCATGGCCTTGTCCTGAAGGCGGCAAAGCTTCAGGTCGATTTCGCCAGACGTGCGAAGGGTGTCTTCGATCTCGCGGACGAGACCACGGGCGCGGCAATAGTCTTCGACGCCGCCGAGATCACCACGGGTGATAATGCCGCGTTCGATAAGGCCGGGCATGATCCGCTTCCATTCGGCGCGCGCATACGGTGAAAGGTGCTTCGGTGCCGAGGGGGCCTTCGTTAGGGCGTTGCTATCGCGTTCAACAGTCGGCTTCACGCCGCGAAGGTGGGTCACTTGAGGGCCTCGCCGCGAAGTTCCAGCGCGTCACGCCGACCGATTTCCTTGATTTCCTTTAAGCCATAGGCCGCGCCGTCATAGGTCACGCGGTCGGCCGTGGTGATGCCAGGCCGAAAACGGACACGAAAAATCACGGTGCCGGTTTCAGCCTCGCCGTAGCCGGTGAAGAATTCGCTTGCCGTCTGCTGAAGGACTTCCGCCCATACCGTGGCGACGGGCGTCCACGCCTTTACGACACCACCGGACGGCTTCACAGTTTCTGTCTCCCGCTCGATGGTGATGCGGCGATCCATATTCCCAATATTCAGCATTAGACGAACCACCGAATAAGGGCTTGGACGGAAAGGACGCCGTGGCCGTAAGCCGGGTTTGGATCGCGCGGAAAACGGGTTGAGGTCGCACGAAACTCAAAGCATTCGCCACCCTCGACGACGAAATCGCGCTTATCCAGTGCGGCCATTGCCGCGCCGGTAATCTCCTTCGCCGCATCGGGGCCTGCGTCCAGCGTCCAGATATGAAGGTCAAGGTAGACCCACGCCATGCGCTGGCTAGCGTAGTCGTGGCCGTGCAAGGTCGTATTGCCGTCCGTCATGATGATGGCCGGGGTCTTGTCGGGCTGGGTGCTGCCGGAACGGATATGATCGGCATGCACGAGCGCAACCACGGCCGGCGAGGAAATCAGCGCGGCGCGGATTGCGGTCTGAAGGGCAAGGGTCGGCTCAAACATCGGTCTTCTTTCCGGCATTGACGTTCCGAAGAACCTTCATCGCCTCACGCTTGATGGTGCGCTGTTCCTTGGCGCGCTGCTGATGGAAGGTGTTCAGGAAAAACGGCTGCCCTTCCGTCTCTGCCGTGCCGTGCTCGACAAGGTGGGCATAACGAACGTCGGCGTTGCCGGCCGTGATGATGACTTCGTGCTTGTCGGCGACGTGTGCGCCGCCCGGCTGGCTATAGGGCGGGGTCGTCTCGCCGGGGCCGGTGATCGCAATGCTTGCGCGAAGGTCGCCTTCATCGACGGGCGCGGCCATGCGCTGCTTGACGGCAACGCGGCGAGCGGCGCGCATCAGAACCTTGTCGATCATGGCATCGGGCGCATCGCCAAGCGCCTTCATGCGCTTATTGAAATTGGCAAGCCCGCCGTCGTTACGATTACTCGCCATCGGTGAACCACTGTTCCCGGTAGCTATCGAGGATCGAGGTCACGGCCTGCGGTGCCATATCGACGGAAAGGCCGAAGGTGGCGAGGCTGCGCACCTCGTAATAGAAGGAAACGAGCTTCAAAACGGCGAGCTTTACGTCGGCCGGAACGGGGTCGAGGTCAGCGAGCGGATTGCCGATGTAGTTGCCGGCCCACGTCTCTGCGGCCTCAAGATACAGGGAAACGAGCTCATCTTCGGCGGTTCCGTCCACCTTCATATGAGCCTTAGCGAGGTCGAGGCTAACGGCAGTCATTCATCATTTCCTGAAAAAGTTATATTCGACGTCTCTTGCGCGGTGCTCCCCGCGCCGGTCCCCTTTGAAGGTGAAAAGTTGGAGACTACCCCCGGGACGTTCCGCTTGGCCCATCGACCTTTCGGTTGAAAAGCGATAGCTGCCTCAAGCGAGCCAAGCTTACGCCGACGGTCGTAGAGGGCGTTTGTGGTGACGCCGATGAAGTTCGCCCATTCTCTGAGCGTGCGTGTCTCACCGTTGACGTTGTAACGTTGCGCACGGTCTCCCGCGTGGAGTTCGTTGAATTTGCTGATGATCTTCTTTTCCCTGTGGATCCAAGCTCGGGCAATCTGCTCGTCAAGCTGTCGTTGCTGGGCCGCGTAGGCCGATGCACGCTCGCGAGCGGCCTTGCACTCGGCCGCGAATTCTTGCTCATCTATACGGCGAGCACGTTCGGTCGGCGTCATCGGTTGCGCTCCTGTCGTTGTTTGATTGAGTTGTGGCAGGGAGCGCAAAGCGGTTGCCAGTTAGCGCGATGCCAAAAGAGGTTCTGGTCGCCACGGTGCGGGATGACGTGATCTACGACGGACGCGAGGCGGGTAACGCCGTGATTGCTGCATTCCCGGCAGTGCGGATGCATGGCGAGGTATTCGAGGCGAGCTTTGCGCCACTCATGGTTATAGCCACGGGCGCGGGGCGACGGCCGGCGAGCGTCGTGGCGGGAATTGCGTTCCCTTGTCGCCAAACGCTGGCATTCACAGATGTCACCATAGGCCACGACGCGGCCACATGAGCAAATGCGAGAAGGCTTACTCATGATCGGCCACGCTTAGCGTTGGCCTTCAGCTTGGCGAGCCCACTACGTGCCTCGTCCTCGCTGACCTCATCTGTCGGATCGTGTTCGGGCTTGTTCGTCTCGCCGCTGCCATAGGTAGCCTTCAGCATGTCCATGCGGGCTGCATAGGCGCGGTCGATTTCGGTAGGTGTAGCATTCCATGCCGCTTCAGGCGTCCAGCTAAGCCAGCCGGTCGCATAACTATAGAGGGCTTCATAGGCCTGCGGCCATGTAATCGGCTTGCCCTTGGCAGGGTTTGCTTTCGCATCTAGTGCAGGCATGAACATGGAAACGAGATCGACGAGCGGCTGGCGAACAGCAAGGAAGAAGGGGAGAAGCGGCCTTCCCGCTCGGAATGAAAGGAAGGCCGCTGCATCCTCGCGCTGGTGGCTGGTCGCGAGGATGATTTCGGAAATGATGGTGAGGTTGAAATCGTTCAGCGCCCGAAAGAGCGCCGGAAAGCCGTAGTGTCCAACAAGGGTTGCAGCAGCCCGCAATGAAGGGCGAAGCGTCACGGTGCCGCCACCGTGCGCAATCGTCACCTGTTCGTATGAGGGCCGCTGATGTGTCATGATTAGACAGTCGCCATCTTGAGCTTGCGGAAAGCATCCGGACGAACGACGCCAGAACCGACACGACGGCGAGCATGGAAGCGCACCATGCCTTCGGTCGCCAGAAGATACGGGTTCGGGCGAACCTGAAGTTCGATACGGTCATAGATGCGGAAGCCGGCCTTGAAGTCGCCGAAGATGATCGGGAAAGCGTTCGCGGCAACATCCGGCATGTCGATCAGTTCGACGACGGGGCGGCCGAGGATCGTTTCAGGCTGGCCGGCCTGATAGGACGGTTGCCACAGGTAATTTCCCTGTCCGTCCTTCAGCTTGCGGATAGCCGCAAGGGTCGTGCCGTTCATGGCCCACGTGCCGCGATTGCGGTAAACGCCCGGCAAGGCATACATGAGCGAGATAAGAGCGTCGGCCGAAAGATTTGTTGCGTGGCCGTTCAGCGCGTTGGTGATCGCCGCTTCGGACATGAAGCCTTTGGGGGCGGCCGGGTCGGTAATGCCAACGAATGCCTTGCTTTCCTTCGCGCCGAAGTCTTCGGCGAGTGCAAGGTTGACTTCGCCGGTCACGTCTGCGCTGGCGTCTTCGATCATCCAATTGCTGAGATCGACGTGAGTGTTAAGCTCCTTAATGCCGATTTCCATTTCGTCGAAGGTGGGTTCCGATCCTTCGGAGGCGACAGCTTCGCCCTTCCACTTCGCGTTCGTGACGGAAAGGCGCTTCGGCAGGATAACGGTATGAGAGCCTGCGGTGCGGACGTCGGCTAGGCCACGAACTGGCGAAAATTCGACAAGGTTGCGGATGAACTCGCCGCTGACTTCTTCCGGGGCGAGAATGTAACCCGGCGCGTCCGTGGCGATTGTAAGGGCCTTGCGGACGCTTTCCGGGGCGGTGTCGAAGCCGGTGCGAAGATAGTGCGCGAAGGCCTTCCTAACGGAGTTGTCGTTGCCGGGCGAAGGCTGGTTGTTGTTCGAAGCGGTCGGGCGATTGAGCTTCGCCTTGATGACTTTCATATCCTCCTTCAACGCCTTCAGTTCGGCAGCGCTGACAACCGGGTCAGCATTCGCTTCCGGCGTATTCTCAAGTTCGTTTTCCATGTGATTTCCTTCGGTGATGGATTTAACGATGGTGACACGAGCGCCGGAATTGACGGGGCGCTTGCATAGGGAGATTTCGTTCACGGTGACGCCGTGAATGTTCCGCCCGCCCGTGGGCAGGGTCTCGCTTCCGGTGACAGAGCCGGAGATGGAAAGGCCGGTGATCACGCCCTTTCGAAGAAGGCGATGTGCCTCGCGCGCCGGGGCGCTGGCTTCAATGAACAATCGGCCGGTTACTTCGAGGCCGGTATCGGTTTCGCGGTAGGACTTCCAGACGCCGACAACCTGCTGGCCGTCGTGCTCCATGAAAATCGGAACGTCAGGCGCGAAAGCGAAAGCGCCCTTGTGGATAGTGTCGCCTTCGGTGTCGGGTGCGCCAAACGGCCAAGCAATCCCGGTCACCGTGCCTGCATCATCCGCCGACATTTGAGCTTTCAGAAGCACGTTGTCGTTCTTCATTCTGCCACCTGCTTCAGGCTGTCATTGATCGCGGCGTTCATGTCGCCGGTAGCTGCGGCCTGTCTGATTTCGTCCTGGGGCTTGTCTTCAGAGCCGAAGAACAGCGCGGAAATGATGCCATCGGCGACGGCGAAAACTTCGGCGAGCGGACGGCCTACGCCATAGACGGAAACGAGATGGTCGGCCTCGACCGGCGAAGTTTCGCCACCGATAAGGCCGAGGCGGATCACCTGAAGCACGTCGGACAGTGAGTAATCGGACGTGCGGAAGCGCCGGAACAGCGCGCCGATGGCGTGGCCGGTCTTACGTTCAAGTTCTTCAATAAGTTCGCGGGTCGGGAAGGCGAACAGCTTTTCGCCGTCGCCAAAGAACGTGCGGTATTCGATCATGCGGCATCCTTCAGCTCGGCCGGGGCCGGCGCGGCGTTGCTGGTCGTGTGAGGATTAGTGAGTTCGTCACCGCCCGGCAGGGGCGGCATGTTGAGGATCGCCCGAACCTCATTCGGGGTCATGATGCGGTTCGTCACGAGCGCGGTCATGTTCGCGGTGCGGCTCGCTGCGTCCGCGCGCATCAGGTCATCGGTGACGAACTCGAAATAGTGGTCGTCCTGTTCGTCCTCGCTGAGAAGGACGGTGGTCATGGCGTCGGTCCAGCGGTCCAGCCACGGGCGAAGGCAAAGCTGAAGGAATTGCGCACCCATCTGTTCGGTGTTCGACCACGTTCCGCGCGTAAGCTCGAAAAGCATTGTCGGTGGAACGCCAAAGATGCGGGCGATTTCGCGGACTTGTTCAAGCCGATGCTCAAGGAACTGCGCATCGGTTGAAGTCATGGCGGGCTGATCTACTTCCGTTTCGGGCGGAAGGATCAAAGGTTCTGACGGGTCAGCACGCCACCGTCGGAAATCGGCGCGGATGTTCTTCCACTTGTTTGCCCCTGCGTCGTTGTCGGCGATCTTGACCTTGAAGACGATTGAAGGACGAGCGCCGGAACCGAAGAACTGCGCGCCGTGACGCTCAAGGATCGCGGCGAGGCCAATACCTTCCTTGCCAAACGAGATCGGCGAGGTTGCGAGGAACGACGGGATATGAAAAATTTCGGTATGCGAGTAATCGACGGTGCCGGACTTTTCGGACACGCGGTAAACCGGAGCGCCGGTGACGTCGTTCTCAAGAATGGCGACTTTGCCCGGCTTTAGCCTGTGAAGTTCGAAAGGTCGGCCGTCTTCAAAGCGGACCACCTTAGCAAAGCCGTTGCCGTGGATGAGAGCGTCAGCGGTCAGGCGCGTGCGAAGATCGCCAGCGCCAGTCCATTCGTTTGCCCGCTTGTGGACGATCCGATAAGCGGAATGGTCCTTGGCCGGTAGCTTGCCAGTATCGGTTTCCCGATAAACTTTGCAAGGAAGAGAACCAATAGTTTCAGAGATTAGTCGGACAGCTTGCAGAACGGCCGGAATATAAAGTGCCGACTGTCCGCCGACATTAACGCCCGAGTAAGTGGAGCGAGCGCCTACAAGCTCACCCATTCTTGCATCTAGGAGGGAATACGCTTTCCGTTCGATGTAGCCGCCCAACGGCCGAAGCGCAGCTTTCTTCACTCCTTCAAACAATGACTTTTTATCTCCAGAAATTTAATCTGGAAATATTGTCTCATGGTCGGAATCCGCTGTGAATCCCTAAAAAGAACAAATATAGAACAAAAATCGCTGGCGTTTTTGTTTAAGCTGTGAGTCGCGTTAAATGGGCGATGTCTAAGCCGGGATAAGCTATCGCGTTTATCAACTCGACGCGCTTTTCGAGAACGCCGTGCTGAAGGACACCATAGCCACGGGTGACAGAGTTGCCACTTACGTGGCCGAAAACGAAATTGAACTCGTCATCCATATATCCCGCCCGGCGAAGGGCATCGAACGCGCCATGCCTGAAGGAATAGAGGGACATGCCGCGTCCCTTCTTCAGGCCGATGCGGGTAAGGTAGCGCCCGAACTCCCGGCTGTAGTCGGCGATCATCTGCCCGCGCGAATTTCGCTCTGCTGTCGGGAACAGGCGGGTATGTCCGGCCTTCTGGACATCGGCGTGGTAGTCGAGGAAGCCGAGCTTGACCAGTTCCGGGTGAACCGGGATCATCCGCTTAGAACCTGCTGTCTTCACGCTCTTGAAGTCTTCGATATCGTCGTCGTCGCCTTCAGTCTCGGTGATGTCCATTATCCAGTGTTCGCCCTGTTGCCGAACGTCAGATAACAAAAGCTGCGCGATCTCTGCCGGACGTGCGCCCGAATAGAGCATCACAAGCGGAACCCAATATCGATGGTCGCGGATAAGGACGTTGCCCGACTTGCTCCAAAAACGGGGCGCGTCATCATTCTGACAGCCGACGAACAGCGGCGAGCGGAACAGCGCCGTCATCTGGTCGGACGTGAAGGGGAAGACCTTCTTCCGCTTGTCCTTCGGCACGCTCATGCCATCGACGGGGTTGCTATCGATATAGCCGTGAGCTTCGAGCCAGTTGCAGAAAGAGCCGAGGCCGGACAGGTAGCGGTTGACGGTGCGCGGAGACAGGACCGGCTTGCCGACTGTCTCGTTATGTCTGACGGTCTGAACGATATCCATGCCTTTGAAGGCGGTCGTCTCGGTCGCCTTCACGGGGTATTTCTGCAAGAGGGCCTTCCACTCGCGAACGGCCTTCTTGTCGATGCTAGAGGCAGGGAAGGTGACGCCGACGTATTGGACGAACGTGCCAATATCTCGCCGGGCCTGATTAAGGGTATCGACCTTGATGCTCTTAGGGTTCTCTCTCGCGTATTTCTCGAAAAGCTCCGTGATAGTTTCGCCGGGCGCGGCCACCTCTTTTGCGGCGTGACGGGCGGGCTTCACTATCGGATCAGTCGGCACGCCGGAATAATTCCCGGCGTCGCGTTCAAGGGTTCGCTCAAGAGCTTGGATTTCGCCACGCATCATCGACACGCAAAGTTCGCTGTATTCGTCAGACGGGTTCTCGATCAACAGCTTGTGCTTGGCAATGAACGCATTGGTGTCCATCTGGATAAGTCGGAAGTCTCGAGTGACGACTTCGCGCTTCAGCGCCGCTAGGCGGCGAGTTCGATAGTTCGCCTCATCGGTTCGGGCACGGAGCATTATTTCTAGGTCGGCATGGGCGTTGATCATGCCAATAAAATCGTGAGAGCCGATTTCACTCCGTTCGATCCGACGCCATAGCTTATCCTCTTCAGCCTGTATGTCGGCCGGCGAGGGCATCGCTCGCCGCTTGTCGTCGTCGCGCTGAAGTATCGCCTCGTAGTGCTCCCATACGGCGACGGCCTTGTCGTCGGCGTTGATCTCACGACGGGACCGGATATCGTGGAAGACCTGTTCCCACTTCTGAAGCTCTGGATAGAGCCGCTGCTTCGCGACTGTCTCGTCCTTCGTCCGAAGTGAGACTTTCTTGTCCTCACTGCCGAAGTGTTCCTTCAGGTCTGACGGGAAGTAGATACGGGCGTAGTAGGTGCCACCTTCGCGTCGAATGAGGTTGGAGCGTCGTGCCATTTCATCGCTTTCGGAACAGTAAACCGGAACACCTTACCGGAACAGTTCTAGCGGAGAAACGTCATAAATTGCAATAGCTTGAAGGATAACAAGGCACTAGGAAAAGTTGGATTTTGTTCCTGGCGCCCCAGCCAAGTTTTTCCTGATCACTGCGATAGACTAAATCGCGACCGTCAGCCTGGACTTCCGGTCGGAATGTTCGCGCGCATGGCATGGATGTTGGCTTGGATGCTTTTCGCCGCGTCAGCAAAGGCTTGGCGAAATGCCGGGACTGTTTTGCAATCTGAAGATTGGTGCCGGCGAAATGGGCGAGGAAAGCGATTGCCGAACCTATCGCGGTAGCAGAGCGCGGCGTTTGCCGCGATCTGCTTGAGGTCTCTGCCGTCGCGCAAGACGATGCCGCCTTGCGCCGTTCGGCATGCTTACTTGGAGGTCAGCAGTTCCGTGCAGTAGCTCGGGCCGGTCGCGCCGGGGCGATCGGAGACGATGGAGATGCTGCGGATCGTGTAGCTGTCGGAAACCGTGATCTTGGCCGAGCAGCTGACGCTGGCAGTGCTGCCGTTCTGAAGCTTGATGCGGTTATAGCCGCCACGCCAGTTGTAGACGATCGAGGAGCCGTCGGCGCTGTCGCTGAGCGGCGGGCTGTATTTGGCGAAGAATTCGCCGGCGGAATGGCCCACCCAGCGTGCTTCGATCGGGCTGCTGCCGACGCCCGCGGTGGTGCAGGCCGTGAGGCCGAGGGCGAAAAGGGCGGTCGATGCAATGACGCGGCGGTTCATGGTTTTGGCGATCCTTCGTGGAGCTGTAGCCTGGGAGGCATATCGAATAGAACCGCACTATCAGATTTTGCAGTGGCTTCGCGAGGTGCATAAGCCGCGGAATCCGGCCATCAACATCAAATTTTTCCGGCGGCGCTTTTTTGCAACGCCTTGGTTTTCAGGCTTTCCGAACCCGCTTGCCCCCGCAACGCAAACTTGTCGCAAATTTTTCATGACGGGCGCTTGTGGAATGAAAAAGGCTGGTCTATAGAGACGCCGCTGGTCACGGAGTGTAGCGCAGTCTGGTAGCGCACCACGTTCGGGACGTGGGGGTCGAGTGTTCGAATCACTCCACTCCGACCAGCTTAAATCCTTCTCCCGAAAGGCTTTTCTCTCTCCCGAACATCTTGCCTTGAGGTCGCCCGCGACCCGGATGTGGCTACGATGTCTCACCGATTTTATGGCTGGAAATAGCGCCGCATCACGAGATCGGCCGCGCCAGCGACAACCCGTTTCACATCCTCTTCGCTGCCGCCGCAACCTTTCGTGATGAGTTCCGGCCAGAAACTGGTTGGCGGCCGCCGAGGCATTGCCGAAAAACCGCCCCGTGGTCTTTTCTCCACCGAAATGGGCTGTGAGTTTCTCGATCATTGAGCCCTTGTCCTTGTCATAGAGCGCATCGCCGAGGTCCGGGAAATAGACGGCTTCCGAAATGACCAGCCGGAAGAAATCTCCAAGGCGGTCTCCTATCCTGCATCGGACGATTCCGCCTGGACCATCGGCACGGAACTGGTTCTGGACGGCGGGCGGCTGATTAACGGTTCACCGCACGGGCATCTGCCGGACGCACGAAAAGAAAAAGGGCCGTCAGGCCCTTTTCCATGTCCGGCTGAACGCGAAGGTTCAGATATCGCTTGCGGCGTTCGAGAAGATTTCCGCGGCCTGCTTGGCGGTCAGGCGGCGGATTTCCGTTTCGTCGCGGCGGTTGGCGAAGAGTTCGCTCGCCATCAGCTGTTCGGCCAGATCGGCCGGCAGCGACAGAAGCACACGCTGGCTATCGCCCGGACGGTTCTGGTGAATGCCGCCAAGCTCGCTACGCTTGGCAGTGATCATGCCGCCGGCAACCGTGTTCAGCGTATCCGGATCGATCAGGATGAAGGCGCCGGTCGAGCGGTTCTGCTCGTAGGTGTCGAACACCGCCTGTTCCTCGAAGGAGAGCCGCACCTTGCCGATGGCGTTCATGGCGAGCACCGAGGCATGCGGTTCCCACTTGCCGGTGGAAAGCTCCAGCTGGCTGACCGGCTCGATCGTCACCCGCTGGCGGCGCGCGCCGCTCTTCAGCCAGTAGCGCTTGCCGGGCTCGATGCCGCCCGGCTGCAGCGAGACGAGTTGGGCGTCGAATTCATGGCCGGTCATCGGCTGGCCGTCCAGCGAGACGATCACATCGCCGCGTGCCACGTCCACCTGACGGTCGAGCACCAGCGTGATCGCATCGCCGGCAACGGCGGCATTGCGCACGAGGTCGAAGGTGACGATCTGCTTGACATTGGCGATCGTGCCGGCCGGCAGGATTGCAACGCTGTCGCCCGGCTTGATCGAACCGCCGGCCACCGTGCCCTGATAACCGCGAAAGCTTTCGCCGGGGCGGGAGACGCGCTGCACCGGCAGGCGGAAGCCGCCGGCCTGCGTGGAGCGAACCGTTGCCAGTTCCAGCGCCTCGACCAGCGTCGGGCCTTCATACCACGGCATGGCGGAGGAGGCGGAATAGACGACGTTCTCGCCCTTCAGCGCCGACATCGGGATGGCGGTGATCTGGCGCACGCCGAGTGACAGCGCGAATTCGCGGAACTCGTTGGAGATGCGCTCGAAGATGGCCCGGTCGTAGTTCACCAGATCAAACTTGTTCACCGCCAGCACGAACTGCCGGATGCCCATCAGCGCCGCGATGGTGGCATGGCGACGGGTCTGTTCCAAGAGGCCGGCGCGGGCGTCGGCAAGCAGCACGGCGAGATCGGCGGTCGAAGCGCCGGTCGCCATGTTGCGGGTATACTGAACGTGGCCAGGCGTATCGGCGACGATGAACGAGCGCCGGTCGGTCGCGAAATAACGATAGGCGACGTCGATGGTGATGCCCTGTTCGCGCTCCGCCTGCAGGCCGTCGAGCAGCAGGGCGAAATCCGGCAGGCCGAGATCGTTTTGACTACCCGAGTCGCGGGCAAGCGTCGCCGCCTGGTCTTCCTTCACCGCCTTGGTGTCCCAGAGCAGGCGGCCGATCAGGGTGGACTTGCCGTCATCGACGGAACCGCAGGTGATGAGGCGCAGCGGACGGGTGTCGCGCACCGCCTTGGCGGGTTCGGCGAAGGGGAGGATGGTCGCCGAAGCGGAGGTTGCGGATGCGGTCAT